ACGTATTCTCATTGCTTGAAGGCGAGGAAGGAGGGCTTCTCTATCTTTTTCCCAATCTTCGTTATTCCAAACTTTAACTCTATCCCAATCATGCCAAGCGGTAGTTTCGGAAATATTTTCTATTGAGGAGTGTTCTATTACTAATTGGCGAGTAGTTTTACCTTCAAGTTGCCGAGCGTATAGACGTTGTGAGCGTTTTAGAACATCTGAGACTGTGGAACGAGTTCTTTTTTTAGCAGGATTAGCGAGAGGATTATTTAATATGTTTTCAGGAAAAGTAGAGGAAGCCACGGACTTGATCTTAGTAGTATTTAGTTGAATGATAACTTAAAAGTAGTGAAATAGGCTATAAAGTAGGGTAGTAATTGAATTTTTTTATTAATTATATGGTTGTAAGTGGAAAAAAACGAGAAGAGATTAGTTTAAGGTATGCTCAGGGGGAGGTATTTAATTCAAAGAAAAGATTTAGGGTGCTGGTTGCGGGTAGAAGATTTGGAAAAAGTTATTTATCTTGTATAGAACTGTTGAGAGGAGCTATTGAACGACCTGGAGAGGTATATTTTTATTGTGCTCCTACTTATCGGATGGCAAAGGATATTGCATGGAAGGAATTGAAGAGGTTAACACCTAAAGTATGGATTCAAAGTAAGAATGAAACTGACTTAAGGTTGGAATTGATTAATGGATCGACTATTGAGTTAAAGGGTACTGAAAATGCTATGGCATTGAGAGGTAGAAGTTTAGCTGGTGTTGTTCTGGATGAGGCTGCATTTATGGATAGGGACGTTTGGGCTGAAGTTATTAGACCTGCACTGGCTGATAAACAAGGATGGGCACTGTTTATTAGTACACCTGATGG